TCGGTAAGACGACCGTAGCACGTGCTATGCTAGAACAGCTTGGTTGTGATTATATCGTCATTAATGGATCTATGAATGGAAATATCGACACACTTCGTAACGAAATACTCAACTTTGCGTCATCCGTTTCATTATCAGGTGGAAGGAAATATGTCATCCTCGACGAAGCGGATTATCTTAATGCCAATTCTACTCAACCCGCACTTCGTAATTTTATGGAAGAATTTTCCAGGAATTGCGGCTTCATTCTCACGTGCAACTTCAAGAATCGTATCATCGAGCCTCTGCACTCAAGATGTTCGGTAATTGATTTTAAGATTAGTAAGAAGGCCATGGCCAAACTTGCTACACAGTTCTTTAAGCGTGTTACTTTTATTCTAGAAGCAGAGGGTGTTGAGTTTGATAAGGCTGTTGTTGCAGAAGTAATCAATAAGCACTTCCCAGATTGGCGCCGAGTTCTTAATGAGCTTCAGCGTTATTCAGCAACTGGTAAGATTGACTCTGGCATTCTGGCAAACATGACAGAGGCTTCAATCAAGGATCTTATCAAACTAATGAAGGATAAGAATTTTCTAGAAGTTCGTAAGTGGGTAAAGAATAACCTAGATACTGACGTCAATTATCTTTATAATCAGTTCTATGATATTTCTGCAGAAGCAATGACTCCAATAAATGCTGCTCAGCTTGTATTGATTCTAGCACAGTATCAATATCAAAATGCATTCTCTGCTAATCCGGAAATCAATTTCATGGCTTTCCTTGTCGAAGTTATGAAAGAGTGCGAGTTTAATTGATGGCTAAAGCTAAATTCCTAAACGTATTACTAGAGGAAAGAGATCCAGAGAAAGAGGCAGTTGGTTTCTTTGGTAATTGGGCAAAGCATTCAATTGAACAAAAGCAAAAGGAGAGGTATGACTGGCGTTATGAGAATAGCATCACTAAGGGTAAGAAGCAAATAATTGATGGTGACTATTCTCAGTGGCGAACTAATAACGTCATTGCAGGATATAGAGGTTTAACTAAGATTGTCAATGAGGTTAATATTCGCTATGGTATAACAGATCAAATGCATTACGATTATCTTTATGGTTCTGTTAGAAAGCAGAGTTATGAAAGAGCAAAAGCAGAAACTGATAAAGAAAAGAAGGATCGTAAGAAGCAAGAAGAACTCATAAACCTAATTTCAAACTATTATAAATATAATAATGTTCGCACCAAAGAAGTGTTAAAGATTCTTACGGCAGAACAGATTGAAATTATAAGAAATAAAAATAATAAAGGTGGAGTAAAATGAATGAACTTTTGGATTCTCTAGTTGAGGTGAAAATCGCCGAAGAAGAAGACTTTCTTAAAATTAAAGAAACACTTACACGTATCGGTGTCGCTTCTCGTAAAGAAAGAAAACTATATCAGTCTTGTCATATTTTCCATAAGCAAGGCAAGTATTATATTGTTCACTTTAAGGAAATGTTTACTATTGACGGTAAGCCTTCTAATTTCTCAGAAGAAGATAAAGGTCGTCGTAATAAAATAATTCAATTACTTCAGGAATGGAATCTACTAAAAGTAGTAGAACCAGAAAAGATTGCTGATCCATTAGCATCGATGAGTCAAATTAAAATCATCAATCATAAAGAAAAAGATGAATGGACATTAGAAGCTAAATATAATATGGGTCGTAAGAAAAAATAATTGAAGGGATATATTATGTGGCCATTTAAAATTGAGAAAAGACCAAATACTCCGGCAGAAGAAAAGTTAGAAATTATTAAAAACATTTTGTTTCCTCAACCTAAGTTGATGGAAGATATGGATGAAGGTGGGCAGTTCCATAAATGGCAAGTTGATTATTCTGCTGATATGAATTTGAACGCAGCATTGATCGATCTTCAAGAAGGTCATAATGACAAAGCTGTTCATAATACTATTATAGATATTGAAGATCGCCTTATTAGGGTTAGAGATATTCTTGAAGAACATATGCAGATAAGTAAAGAAGCTGAATATATAGTTGTTGAGAACTTGAAGGAAGAGGTCGATGAATGACGATAAACTGTATATCAAGTATTCAAAGATATTACCAATAGTATTAGAAGCAGTTATAGATTCTAGATTTAAGTATTTGAAAGAATTAGAATACGAAAATCATAGTCATGCAAGGCAAATACTAGAACAAGAGTATAAACCTGCAGTAGAAAAGCTCGAACAGATACTAGAAATTATCGCTTGACTTTTTTCTTCGAATAGGGTATTATCAGCATAGATAGGAGAAATCTATGTCTATGCGTATCCTTCCAGCCTATTATACGACGACTGTTAGTAAACGTAAGCAGAGCCGTAAGAGTAAGGCTAAGTCTAAGCTAGTCTCTGATCATGATAGATGGTTGTTATCAAAGGGTCTTCACCCGGATCAAATAAAATCTAAAAAAGACAAAAAATCGCTTGACTTATCGTTCCGGAAAGGGTATAATGAGTCTATGATGGTTGATCGTTCTACTCGCCATTACGACGACAAGGCGCTAGTAGCTGGTGATTGTTCGAAGCGAGATATTATGACTAACCTTCACAAAGAACCAGAGCACGTTCAGAAGGAGATCCTGAAGAAAGCGAGTCTGGTTATGCCGCTATATAACAAAGGCGGATTACAATATGCTGGTCCCGATGTCGATTTGACGACAGTAGGAACCAAATCTAGAAGAGGATGATATGGCTACGGTTAAGCTAAGTGACACATTTATGAATGTTTCGGATAGCGTTACAGTCAACCGTTACGAGAACGGTTGGATGGTCGAGGTTAGTGGTAACGATCAAGAAGATAGCTGGCAGAACAAAAAGTTTATCTTCGCTGATCTAAAAAATGTCTTTACTTTCCTCGAAGAATATAGTAAGATTAAGTTAAATTGAGACAGGGAGTTACGGATATGGACATGGTTCAAGTTCAGCTTCAGGATGAATCTGGTAATTGGCGTACGTATTCGTATACGCAGAATATCCCGTTATTGTATCGGGATAATATGCGACAGTTGCAGTGGCAGTTCCCTAATGCCCGTATTCGCACTGTCGATTCGAACGGTCGAGTAATCGACATCTTTTAAAATGGAGAAGTATATAATGGTTGCTAGCATTAGTAAGGTTGAGAAGGTATTTGAGGCTCTCGTTGGTCGTGGCGAGGAACTAACTGCTTCGCAGATTAAGACTCGCTACGGTGTTGCTAATCCGCATGACGCTGTTTATCAGATCCGTCAGATGGGTTATGCAATCTATCTAAACGAGCGCAAGAATTCAAAGGGCGAAACTGTTGCACGTTATCGTGCCGGTAAACCAAGCCGCAAGCTAATTGCTGCAGGTTATCGAGCACTGGCCGCTGGTCTATAAAAATCTTGAGACAACTTCGGTTGTCTCTTGATAAGTGCATTGAGTGTTCTTATCAAGAGACAATTATTGCGACGAGGATTTGGTTATGTTTTCTTTTTTTCACAGAACTCCTAGAATTCACATAGATTGTTTCACAAAACAATCTATGGTATTTGAGAACACACCTGTTGTCAAGTCTTCAAAAACTTTACCAGATTGGTGGAAGCAATTACCAAGATCAAAAATAGATTTTGTTGAAACACCTGATCAATTGTATGTACCTAATCATAAAACAATCTCTAATATGAGAAACTGTTATGGGTTTCTTGAGTTTTATAAAAAAGGATTAGTAATAGAAAATTGGACAGATCTGGCTATAAAAATAACAAAAGACAATTATAAATATTATTGCACCACAGGTGAACGCCCAGCAGAACATAATAGAGAACAATATGGTAAAGGTTTTAAAAATTACCATCATATTAAATTGGCTAGTCCTTGGCATTTTAAAGAAAAAACTGGTGTTCAATTTTTATTTGTAGAATCTTCTTGGTCTTTAGAAGATTATGATTTTAAAATAGTACCAGGAGTGGTAAATTTTACATGGAATACAGGAACAAATATAAATATAATGCTTCCTAAAAAAGATGCAGAATATGTAATACCAGTAGGATTGCCTTTGATGCATATTATTCCATTAAGCGATAAAACATTAGAACATAAAAATCATCTTGTTACTTCTGATGAATTAGATAAGATAATTAGTCATTCGCAAAGTTCTTTGTTTGGTTGGAGGAAAATGGTTTCTCTTAAAAAAAGAAACGAAGAACGAAAATCTGAATGCCCTTTTGGATCATGAGTAATGATCTCTAACTAAAAGGGCGGTCCTAGTGGCCGCCTTTTTTATGGGAGTGTGTGTCCGGAATTGGTTACGGCAAGGTCTGCAAAACCTTTTTATGTGGGTTCGAGTCCCATCACTCCCTCCAATAACACTTAGATAGGTACAGGCTCGTGCGAGCAAGGCGCCAGTAAATACTGATGCTCAAACCTTGTATCTTTATCCGTGGGCTCTGGTTGCAACCATCTCCGTCCGAGATATAGTAAACCTGTATCTTTCTAAGTGTTATGCTTCCTTAGCTCAAAGGTAGAGCACTCGACTGATAATCGAGAGACGTTGGATCGATACCATCAGGAAGCACCAGTTTATGGACCGATAGCTCAGTTGGTAGAGCAGGGGACTCTTAATCCCTTTGTCGTGGGTTCGAATCCCTCTCGGTCTACCATTCAGAAAGAGGTTGACTTTGTCACTCTTTCAGGGTATATTAAGTGTGTAAGTTACGGGGCGGTCTTCTAATTGGCCTAGGAAAACAGACTTTCAATCTGTGCAATGTGGGTTCGAGTCCCATCCGCCCTACCAGTATAATGGATCCTTAGCTCAATAGGTAGAGCAAGAGACTTTTAATCTCAAGGTTCAGGGTTCGAGTCCCTGAGGATCCTCCAAGTTTTGGCCCTGTAGCTCAATCGGGAGAGCGCCAGCCTGTCACGTTGGAGGTAGTCGGATCGAAACCGATCAGGGTCGCCATTCAAGGAGAAACAAATGAAGTCTCCAGCATATAGAGTTGGTCAGGCAAACCTAAAAGGTAAGAAGACCAAAAGACTACGTTGTGGATGTTGCACAGCATTCAACTTTCTTGACAAGGAACGAGACATTCGTCACAAGAAAGAGATCCGTAATGCTTTTAAATGTATTGAAGAGTAATGGTCCCATAGTGTAATGGTTAGCACACGATCCTTATAAGGTCGCATCGGCAGATTACCGAGTAGTGTAGGTTCGAATCCTACTGGGACTACCAATTGGAGAGTTGGCCGAGTTGGTCTAAGGCACTTCACTGCTAACGAAGCGTGGGCGAAAGTCTACCGAGAGTTCGAATCTCTCACTCTCCGCCAAAAAAAGTTGTTGAATTGTTCGTTAAATTATGGTAATATTACTAAATAGAATACTTGATAATACGCCAACACACTAGACTGCGGTTCGAAACGTGGACAGTAATGTGTTGTAAAGTAGCAAAGGTGAACGGGTCGGACGTTAATAAACTGGCGTAAGCGATGGGATCCAGGTTCCGGTAAAACTCCGATCATTATGTTAGTGTGTTGGCGTATTATCATTTTGGGCCAGTAGCTCAGTTGGGAGAGCATCTGATTTGCATTCAGAGGGTCGGGAGTTCGATTCTTCTCTGGTCCACCAAAATTGGAGGATGGCGTCGCTGGGCGACACACTGTCTTGAAAACAGCGCCACTGAAAAGTTGATGGTTCGATTCCTTCATCCTCCGCCAATATGGGTGTAGCTTAGTCTGGTCTAAAGCAGTGGTCTCCAAAACCATGATCGTGGGTTCAAATCCTACCTCCCATGCCATTTCGCTGATAGGTCGGCAAGATGTCGAGGCGCTCTCATAAGGCGTTTCAGGTTGGTTTGATTCCAACTATCAGCACCAAGAGTTTTGCGGGCGGGAGGTATAGTATCTCGCTGGTCTCATA